CGACAACAGACTGATATGAACTGGCGATGGTATATCTCGTCCAGCAAAGAATTGAGTGCATCAGTCAAGAACTTTGGCAAAGAAGGTTTTGAATTTATTGCCATTGAGCAGTATCACAGCAAGGGCACACTGAGCTACGCCGAATCATGGTCGCTATTACATGTAGAAGCGCCTTATCGACAAGACAAGTGGTATAATCTCTTGATCAACAAGGTGTCTTGGGCGGTCAAGGAGCCGATAACAGAACGCCATAAGCAGCGTCTAGCAAAGGCAATGCAAATGGTTGGTGCAGATAAACCAAGGAAGGAAATAACAGATGTTTAAGTTTATAGGTGTCCTCTTAGGATTAGTAGGTCTTAGCCTGCTGATTCAGGGCGCATTTGTAGCATTTGCAAAAGCAAATCCAGAGTCCTCTGATACTCTGCTGATGGGCATCTCATTGATGTTCTTAGCACAATTCTTTATGAGCATTTCTAATGGGAAAGATAGTAACGCACAACCAACCCTGCCTGAATCCAAACTGTAAGAGTTCAGACGGCAGACAAATCTATGAAGAAGGAACCTCATGGTGCTTTGTTTGTAGTACTTTCTTCAAAAAAGACCAAGACCCGAACGAACCCCACATTGCGCCAAAAGTTGAAGTCGTTCAGAGTAAAGAGTCTCGAGCAGCTGCGTTGGCAGAGGTCAAAACGTTTAAAGCGCGCGGCTTCCAAGAGAGAAATATCACAAAGCTAGTATGTGAGTTTTTCAATGTGAAGGTTAGCTACAAAGGTGACGGTGAGATTGATAAACACTATTACCCTTACGCTAATGAGACTGGCTATAAGTGCAGAACACTCCCGAAGACATTTACGTGGATTGGTGAGCCTGCAGTACACAGTCTCTTCGGTAAAGATCAATTTAATGGCGGCGGTAAGCGTCTGATCATTACTGAAGGCGAATTAGATGCACTCAGTGTTGCTCAGGCCACGTATTTAAAGTACGGCAAATTCTACCCTGTTGTTAGCGTATCATCTTCAGGGGCAGCAGAGAAGACACTCTTGGAAAATCGAGATTGGATTCGTAGCTTCAAAGAAGTTGTGTTATGTCTGGATAATGACGAAGCTGGTGAGAAGGCCACTCAGAAGGCTATTAAGATCATTGGTCCGGATAAAGTAAAGGTATGGAATCCTGGTGTACACAAGGACGCAAGTGATGTCTTTACAAAAGAAGGCTTTGAAAGGTTAAATCAGATAATCTGGGATTCAACATCATATTCACCAGCTGGTATAATCTCTAAAGAAGACATCTGGAAACAAATTAGCGAACGCAATTCAGTTCCTAGCGTACCCTACCCTGATTGTATGAAGGGTGTCAACGGTAAGATCAAAGGTATGCGTCCGGGTGAAATCGCCTTGTTTTGTAGTGGAACAGGTAGCGGTAAGTCGACCTTGCTACGTGAGATAATGCTGCATATTATCAAGACTACAAAGGCAAAGATTGGTATCATCTCGCTCGAAGAGTCACCTGGTGAGACTGGTATTAAGCTAGCTGCAATGGCTATTAGTCGGAACCCCTCAAATGAAGAGATATCTGATGATGATCTCAAGGTTGGTTTCGATGAAGTGTTCGGATCAGACCGTGTAGTAGTGCTTGATCACCAAGGCTCTATTTCAGACGATTCTGTGCTAGAGAAGCTTGAGTATATGGCTTTGCTTGGATGCGAGTACTTGTTCATTGATCACGTAACTATCTTAGTGTCAGAAGGTGCTGAAGGTAAAACAGGGAATGAGGCAATTGACCTTGTAATGAATCACCTGCTACGGCTTGTAAAGCGTCACCCTGTTTGGGTTGGTCTTGTAAGTCACCTGCGCAAAGTCTCGACCGGCGGTAAGTCCTTTGAGGAAGGTCGTATGCCTACGATGGATGATATCAGAGGCTCAGGCTCGATTAAACAAATCTCATTTGACATTCTGGCATTCTGTAGAAATATGACTGCAGCAGACGAGACTACACGAAATGCAATTGCAATGTCAGTTCTGAAATCAAGAACAATTGGTCTTACAGGGCCAGTACCTGGTGCTACTTATGACCATGTAACTGGAAGATTAACAGCCTCAGAATACATGGGAACAGAATCTTTTGATGATCTCTGAAATGCACGGCTTTAACACCGATAGAGAAAAATATCGGTTTATTGTAGATACAGAGCAGCAGAAAGTGCGACTGTTTAAGAAGGCAGGTGACAAGCTAGTGCCGCTGACAGTCTGGTCGTTTCAACAGCTCGTAAATGAAATGCTATCCATCGAGGATTGAATGATAAGCGAAAGAGAGAATGTCTACTAACATCTGTCCAGCATGTCTTAACAGATGGCATGAAGACATCGAAGAAGATACGGGGAAACCGTACACGTGCAGTACCTGTTATAATGGAACAATAACGCAGTTTGAGGAAGATAATGACTACAACAAAAAGAGGCTCAAAAAGTCCGCGCTCAAAAGGAAAAGATCAACAGACTCCGCCCACGAATGGTAAGATTGAGACTCCGTGGTCTTCTGTTGGGTACCTTACGTATAAGCGTACATATTCTCGGCAAGTGCTAGGTACAGATCGTACTGAGGAGTATGAAGAAACGACTGACAGAGAAATACGAGCGTGTGATGAGCAGCTTCACTGTGGTTTTACTAAGGAAGAAGAGAGACGCCTTAAGTATTACTCGATGAGCCTTAAAGGGAGTGTTGCAGGTAGATTTAAGTGGCAATTAGGGACGACGACTGTGGATCGCTTAGGTCTTGCAAGTCTTCAGAACTGTGCGTTCACAACTGTCAATCATCCGATTGTGCCATTTACTTGGTGCATGGATATGTTAGCACTAGGAGCAGGTGTTGGATACAATATCCAGAGACACAACGTTGAAAAGATACCAGCAGTCAGAGAGTGGTTCAAGGCACCAACAAGAGTTGACAACGGTGGGGCCGACTTTATTATCCCAGATAGCCGCGAAGGGTGGGTCAGATTCTTGGCAAAGACTCTTAAAGCTGCATTTCTATCAGAGCGAGCTGAAAAGGGTACGTTTACATATTCCACTCAAGTTGTACGAGGAAAAGGCACCCCAATTAAAGGCTTTGGAGGAGTCGCATCTGGCCCTGAGGATCTTGTATGGGGTATCGGAAAGATCTCCGAGATTTTAATTAAGCGTAGTGGTAAGAAGGTTCGCCCGATCGATTGTCTTGACATCATGAATATCATCGGCCATATTATCGTCGCCGGTAATGTCCGCAGGTCTGCCCAGATTGCGATTGGTGATCCGGATGACGTGGAGTTCCTTCTCGCAAAGACATGGTCTTTAGGTAACATTCCTTCATGGAGAGGGATGAGTAATAACTCAGTCGCATGTGATGATATCAGAGACTTGCACGATTACTTCTGGTCCACCTATGAGAACAAAGGTGAGCCATATGGTCTTATCAACATGCGCCTTTCGAAGAAGTGTGGCAGGCTAGGAGAGACGCAGTATCCTGATCCTCATATCGAAGGCTATAATCCGTGTGCTGAGCAGAGTTTGGAACCGTACGAAACGTGTTGTCTTGCAACAATCTTTCTGCCAAATATAGAGACAAAAGAAGAACTCTTAGATGTGGCAACGCTTCTGTATCGTGTGAATAAGCACTCACTGCAATTAAGGGCGCATCATCCTGAAACAGATGCGGTAGTGAAGAAGAATCAAAGAATGGGCATCTCATTGACAGGTGTCCTACAGGCTTCAAAGGAACAAATGTCATGGCTTGATGAGTGCTATGAGCACCTTCGTGACTACGATAAACGCTACAGTCAACTTCATGGATTTAATGTATCCATCAAACTGACTACAATACAGCCAAGTGGCACACTTTCGCTTCTTCCTGGAGTCGTTCCAGGAATCCATCCTGGCTATGCCCAATACATGTTCAGACGTATTCGGATTGCCAGTGATCATCACCTTGTAACAGTATGTAGAGAGCATGGTTATCCTGTAGAGTTTCAAAAGAATCTTGATGGCAGCGATGACTATAACACAGTTGTTGTAACATTCCCATTTGCGTATCCGGTGGGGACTACACTTGCTTCTGATGTGACAGCTATTGACCAGTTGAAAGCTGTTAAGCATATGCAAGAAGTCTGGTCAGATAATGCGGTTTCCTGTACAATCTATTACAAGAGGGAGGAACTACCGGAAATAAAAGAATACCTATCGAAGCATTATCGTAGTAACCATAAGACATTGTCCTTCCTTCAGCATTCTGAGCACGGCTTTGTGCAAGCGCCGTATGAGGAAGTGTCAAAGGAAAAGTATGATGACTTAGTAAAGGCTACCAGATTAATCTCGTCTATTTCGAATGCCGTCTTTGAGGCAGCAGATGAGTGCGCTGGAGGAGTTTGTCCTGTAAAATAAAGGAGTCTTAATGTTGCCCGAGCTTAAAGCAATTCTTGTATCGCTAAAAGAAGAAACTATAAAGAAGTGGACACATGAAGCTTGGACTATAAGGATGTTACAGGAAAGATAACTGTGAAAATGGCGGGTACTCTATCAAGGGTATCCGCCTATTAATTGGAGAGGTTATGCCAGATTGGTTACCAGGAGGTCTTAGGAATGACGCGAGTCATAGTAGGCAAGGATACGGTTGGTCTGGGGCCGAAAGAGGCTGTTTATTGCAGCTATATAGAGAGGGTTACTCTACTGCCATAATCGCTGCGCATCATGGTCGGACGGAGATGGCTATAACATGCCAGCTTGAAAATCTTTTAAAGGGAACTATTTTGAAGAAATATTGGATGGTACATTGCCTCGGAAAGAACCCAGGAACAGTACAACACCAGGACGTTAATAGCGCGATTGCAGAAGCAACACGACTCGCTGCAGCCAATCCTGGGATGATCTTTAACGTACTGGAGACGGTTCTGGCATTTCAGACAGAGCTGCCGAAAGTAGTGCAGATAGCGTTTGACTAATGAGTTACGACGAGATGTTAGTTAAGGACGCTGTAGTTCTATACGGCGAAATTCGAACCGCAATCTACATTTCAGGCGCATTTCCCTCGGAGTACACTGGCGCAGTCAAGGACGAATTCTATAAGGCGATTTTACAATGAAGGAAGTTTCGATTGCAATAAGCGGTGTGGTCATATCAGTTGCGTTAATGTTATGGGCGCTCTCAGTCAATAATGAGCGAAATAACAATGTATACCTCGAGTGTCTGAAGACGCAAGAGAAGATTGCAAACACGCTGGCCGCTAATAGAGAGAAAGAGAATACCTTTAGGACATACAGCATACCTGATTGCAAAAAGTCATAGGAGACTCAAATGGGTTTATGTTTACATGCAGGAGCGCAGCACAAGACAAGACAGCAAATCAAGGAGCTACCCCTAGGACTTCCTATGGGTCGGCATCATGTAATACGTCCATTCATCGATGACATACTCTTAATCGAGGAGTATCTAGGTAAGGAAGGTCTACAAGTCTGCGATGAGGCATTTGGAGTAACCTTCAATGAGGGCCTCCCTGCTAAGTTTTTCGGAGCAATGGAAATAAACTCGATGAACAAAGAGTTCGCCCTGGCTGTCGGTATCCGTGGAAGCTACGACCAGTCCCTGCCGAGGGGTTTAGCCGTTGGTTCGCGAGTATTTGTATGTGACAACTTAGCGTTCTCGAGCGATATCGTGCTTACGACACGTCAGACCACATATATCAATGATCGTATGCCCTTTATGCTACGAGAGGCGATCTCAGAGATACCCTTGCTGGCACATCGTCAAGAGAAAGATTACGCAAACTACAAGGGCATTTGCATTACACCGCGTGATGGTGATACGCTGCTCCTACAGTGTCTGCGAAAGGAAGTCATAAATACACAACAGTTTGCAAGAGCACTCGCCTCATGGGACACCATGCCTGGCAATAGCACAGTATGGGATTTGTATAACGTAGTCACAGCCGCGATCAAGCCGCCTGCGGATAAGCCGAACATCCTGAACGCATGGACACGCGGTATTGGTCTAACCGATATCATCAATAAGGCATGTCTATGAAAAAGTTCTGGGTGATATACCATAATGGCAAGGTCGTTGATCAGATATGGGACTTAGCGGTTGTCAGGGCTAATGCGAGAAGGTTGGCGCATGATTATCCAAAGAGCAGCGTATTTATCCTAGAAGCCACTTCAGTATTCGTAACCTCGGTAACGGATGCTGTAGAGGAGCGCATAGATGTGTGATCTTACACTGATGCAAAAGAGTGCAATAAGATGTGCCTACCTGGATCTAAAAGGTCTTCATGAATGCCTAACAAAAGGTCTTACGGTCCATGAACATATCGAGGTAGATACGATTGAGATCACACTCGCAGAAATAGAAGCTGCATTCTCGGAAATAATTTCTAGCGCCGTGGAGACAGATAATGAAGGATCATAGATCTGCGGCAGTTCCTAAGTCTACGGTGATGATAACGGCTGCTACAATCCGCTGCTGGCTATCAGCTGGCATTCGGTTAAAGATAGTGGGTAATCGAGTATTTGTGTATGGTCCGTAAGTACTATATAGAGGCATTCCGAAAAGATGACACGCCAATCTTAGGCAACTTAGATGGGCAAGGCGTCATTTATGCGACTTTGTATAGGCGTACGGAGCAATACAAGGCACTCTTCAATCGGATAGGTCGCATGAGGTATGTTGGTTATTACCTGATCATTGATGCGATCACAAACAAATCTGTAGAAAGGATTGATTGTAATTATGATGCAAGTACCTGAGCATAGCTGGAGTAACGACGAGGATCTTCCGATTCATAAGCGTGATGGATACATGGAGCGAGTGATGGAGGCAGCCGACATGAGACGTAAAGAGTTGCGTGAAGAAGGCGCTAGCTGCAACAATTGCGCGCAATGTAAAGACAACCCTGGACATCATTGCCATATGTTTCAAAAGCGTCCTGAACACAATGTATGCTATCATTGGGCGCGTACAAATGGTAACTAAAGAAGAGTTAGCCGCAATGAATGGTATTGGATACTTGTACCACATTCATCTGAAAGACTCAGGAGGGGCACCAAGACTGATCCGCCTCAATGGTAAGCTAAAAACTTGGAAGACACGTCCTGAGCAATTCAGACAGCCTGTCAAGGAGGGGTTGTATAACGGTTTCTATATCACGGAAGATAATGCGGAGTATTGGGTAAAATGACGATTTCAATAGCTGGTTTCAAACAGCCAATGTTTGCGCCAAGAGAGAATCCTCTGAAGTACCTGCCATTCTTCGAGAAGCTACAATATCCATTGCTTGTCAGTCCAAAGGTGGATGGTATTCGCTGTGTAGTAAAGAATGTGGAGAGCTTTTCGTACTGTGGCGGTCTGGAAGAGACCTCTATGGGCTTCAAGAATCAATGTATGAGTAGGACGCTTATAGCTCTTCCGAGTCGTCAAGTGCAAGAATTATTCAGTGGATTTGCAGAGCTAGATGGTGAGTTGATAGTCGGTAATGAGACCGACTTTGAGGTCTGTAATCGTACACAATCATTTGTGATGTCTGATGAAAAATACGCGGATGACATCTCCTTTAGGGTGTTTGATTGTGCTGATGTGAATCTTTGTAATGA